AGCAGCACAGCAATAGGTCAGTTACTCACTTCTCCTAAAACTTATTACTACACAACAAACTACAAAGAGAATAAGCCTAGTGAAGCGTATGATGTAGGGGGACTATTCCACCTTCAGGTACTAGAGCCACACAAGTATGAACAAGTCAGGTTCATAAAGGATAAATCGTATTCTAAAGGCTACTACGACGCTTGTGAGGAACACGGAAAGGTTTACCTAGAGAAGCATAAAAGTATGGCAGAAAGGTTAGCAGATGCGTTTTTTAAGAATGAGAAAGCATTAGCCTCAATAAATAGTGCTACTTTTGAAGTACCTGCAGTTGGCGAGATAATGGGTTTACCATTTAGAGGAAAGGCAGATATTTTAAAGAACAATGGTGCTATTGTAGACCTGAAAACAACAACGTCAATACGCAAGTTTCGTTACTCAGCAGACAAATTCAATTATTCCGTACAAGCGTACATTTATTGCAATTTATTTGGAGTTAGTTACAAAGACTATAAATTTGCTATAATAGACAAGGGTAGCTTAGATATAGGCATCTTTCCTATTTCGAAAGAATTTTATGAAACAGGTGAACAAAGAATAAAGCAAGCAATAGAAACCTACAAAGCATTTTTTGTATACGGACAAGACATTAACGATTATATATTTGAAGAAACATTATGAAAGAAGCACAACTTTATGCAAGAGCAATAAAAAAACTAACAAAGATAGATGTATTTGACCCATCAAGAAGGCAAGAGGTAGTCGAACACAGGTCTGTATTAGTACATATACTTCGTGAAGTAGAAAAATATAGCTTACATAAGATTGCAGATTTTTTTAAGATGAACGGCAAAAAATATGACCACAGTACAGCGTTGTTTGCTTGTAGGCAGTTTGATATGTATTCTAAATACAATCCTGAATTAAGAAAGCTGTATGAAGAAGTAATTGGTAATACAGAAACTAATATGATGAAAAAAGTTCTAATAAGCAAGTATGTAGATGAACTAGAAGACTATCAAGTAGAATACTTACTTGAAGTACTTGAAAAAGGAGAGGAAATTAAAAACAGTTAAAAAATACGTTATATAGATATGGAACTACAAAAAGTTAAAATTGAAACAGTTATTTCTAATCCTGACAATCCTCGTGTAATACGAGATGATAAGTTTAAGAAATTAATAAGAAGTATAGACACTTTCCCACAGATGTTAAAGCTACGCCCAATAGTTGTGGATGAGGATAATGTTATTCTTGGTGGCAATATGAGGTTTGAAGCGATTAAGCACTTAGGACACAAAGAAGTGTTCATAGTCAAGGCAGAAGGATTTAGTGAAGAACAGAAGCGTGAATTTGTTATCAAGGATAATTCCTCATTCGGTGAATGGGATTGGGATGTACTTGCTAATAATTGGGAAACAAGCAGTTTAAAAGAGTGGGGACTTGATATACCAAAGTGGGAAGACAAAACAGAGTTTGACAGCGGAATAGAAGACACAGGCGATTATGACTTTCCTGAAGATGACATAGAAAAGTCGCACGTAAAGATGGTTCAACTATTCTTAACCACTAAAACAGAGCCTGACTTTAAGGAATGGGAATTAGCACTAAGAGAAAAGTTAGGTACGGATAATGTTACAGACACAGTTTACGAAGCAATGAAACAAATTTATGAGCAGCACAAAGACGATTAAATTAAGGCCAACCTTAACAGACGAAGATGTAAGCAAGTTAAAAGGTGCGTTGTTGTCAGAGAAAGACTACAATACACTTATAACGTATGACGCTGATGTTTATTGTGAAGAAACAGGCAAAACAATAGCTAAGTTTAGAAAGAAGGTTATACCTTCTAATATTGCACAATCAGCATTCGACAATCTTAAAGGAGCAGCAAAGCCTACTAATAATCGTGGTGTAGGAGCAGGTGAGAAAGAGAATGGTAAGTTCCAAAAGAAGTCTATAAAGCAAGACGGAACAATTTCTAATACAGCACGAGCATTAACAGACGTCAATAGTGGTATCATTGGCTACTTTGACAGAAATCCTAGATTTCCTTATTGCAGACAAACAGCGTTTAATGAAAAAGAGTTTAGTAAGTTTAAAAAGGCATACCCTATAATTAAGTTTGTAGACAGAGCCTACGAAGAACTAATGCCTGAGGAATATGCTTTACAACGTGCAGTAGCAGATGAAACGTCTGATGATTTTGTTATACGTGATACAGCTTTTACAACTGTAACTGTAAACAAGAATTGGCAAACTGCAGTACACACAGATAAAGGCGACTTTGAAAAAGGTTTTGGAAACTTAGTTGCGTTGCGACAGGGCAGGTATGTAGGTGGTTACTTTGTAGTGCCGAAGTGGGGTGTAGCATTTGATTTGCAGAATTGCGACTTGCTTTTAGTAGACGTACACCAATGGCACGGAAATACACCAATACAAAAGATAGACAAAGATGCTATGCGTATAAGCCTAGTAATGTATTACAGAAAGAATATGATACATTGTGGTACAGCAGATGAAGAAGTAGAGATCGCTAAAAGACGTCAAGCAGGAAATAAATTAAATGATTAATGTGCGGTGTAGTAGGTTTTTATTGTGAACAGCCAAACGAAGGTCACATTGACCTACTTAGTAAAATAATTAATCAAAGTCAAATAAGAGGACTGCACAGTTTCGGTTACACTTACAAAGACGAAAACCTGCAAACAGTCAAGCAGCACGATATCACAGACATTAATTTTCCTTTAGCTAATAAAATAATATACCATAATCGTTATTCTACAAGTGGCGACTATAAAGACCACGAAAATAATCAGCCGATACACATAGACGACATATCCTTAGTTTTCAACGGAGTTCTTGATATGGGAACTAAGAAAGAAATAGAACAGAGGTATGATATACAAATGTATACTGATAATGATGGTGAGATAGTCATAAAGAAGTGCGGTAAAGACAAACACAAGATACAAGAGTTTATAGCGACGACTAAAGGCAGCTTCGCAGGACTTATTTTAACAAGTTCTAACGAACTTTATGTTATACGGAACGCTAATAGACCTTTGTGGCGGTTAGAACACAACAATGCTGTTTATTTCGCTTCTACAAGAGATATATTTAAAAGAGCAGACAAGACTTTAGAACCTGAAGAATTAGAGCCAAACGTATTATATGAATATTAGAAAAGCAATAGAATCTGATAAAGAGTTTATCAAAAAACTATACAAGCAAAGTTCAAAACATATTGGTAGCTTTAATTTGTATTGGTCTTGGGATAAATACATAGACGGCACAGCCAAGCACGTTTTTTACGTAGCTGAACAAGGAGGTTTTATGCGTTATGGATATTCAAAGAAATACAATGCATATGTGTTGCACGAGATAGCTGTAGACGATGACACAAAGCAAAAAGGAGTGGGAAGAAACTTATTCGAAAAGATACCTAGACCTTTGATGCTGAAGTGTAATTTAGACAACGATATTGGTAATGCTTTTTACAATAAGATGGGAATGTCTAAAGTGGGTAAAACACAAACAAACGCAGGTGTACAGCAAAACATATGGTGGATTACATAGATTATCACGTTCGTTCTTCTGAAGCAAAAGACATAGACCCTAGCAATGATTGTTTACGATACATTTCTGACAGGTTCGAACTTAATATAGAGCAACGTTATTGGTTAGCTTTTTTATTTGCTACTTGTTATTCAGCCACAAACGTTTATTACATATACAATGAGTTTCCTGATTATGAAAACGTAGACGTAAATAGATTACAGCGTTGGTGGGACAAAAACAAACAAAAGACGCTATTTCAAACAGACAGGCTTAGAGTTAAAACACAAGACAGATTAGTAGAAACATTTGTTTCTTATAAGCAACTACTAAATGGTAGCACACAACACAATTACTTCAATTCACTAAAACAGCCAAGCAGACAACTTACATACGATAATTGTTATCAGGATTTGTTATCAATTAGAAACTTTGGAAGATTTACTATGTTTATTTATCTTGAAATGGTAAATGTGCTTACAGATTATGATTTAGAGCCAACTGTACTAAACTTGAAAGAAGCAGAAAGCTGTAGGAATGGTCTTGTTTATCATTTAGGGAGGAATGAACTCGATACGCACGGAACTAAGAAACGATTAAACACAAAACAAATAAAGTACCTGCAATACGAGTTTAGCAAGTTACACGATGACATTAAAAGACTAAGAATAGAACACACAAACATATGGAACATAGAAACAACACTATGTGCATATAAGAAATACAAATTAGGAAAAAGATACATAGGTTACTACATAGAGCGACAACGTAAAGAAATAGACAAGATGCAACAAAATGTTAATACAGGTGTCGATTGGTCTGTACTATGGGACTTTAGAAACGAAACATACGACAGAAAATGGCTAAAAGAATTATAGCAATAGGTGGAGAACCTGCAAGTGGTAAAACTACGTTAATGAAGAAAGTTATGCGTAACTATGCACCATTGAAGAACTTTACTTATGGTCTTGTCAGGGGAACGTACAACCTCAAGCAAAATTTGTACTTCATAGGTATTTACGATGATTCCACATTCAGCGGTACAGACAAATTATCAATGGCAGTACAGCCACACTTTTTTAAGATAATAGACAAGTTACAAGATGCAACTATAGTATTTGAGGGTGATAGGCTTTTTAATCAGAGCCTTTTCGATAAATACACTTGTGATATTATAGTAATCGAAGCAAACAAAGAAACCTTACATAAAAGACACGAAAAAAGAGCAGATAATCAATCAGAAAAGTTTAAGAAGGCTAAGAAAACTAAGATAGCGAACATTATAGCTAAAAACAAAGTTACACTGATGCCAAACAATACAGAAAAAGAAAACGAAAACCTTTATAAAACAATTATAGCACTAATTAAAAATTAGACGATTATGGACAAAAAATTACAAAAAGAAGCGTTCATTGAGGCTTTTAAGAAAACCTTTGGAAACATAACACAAAGTTGCAAGGCGGTAGGAATAGTCAGACAGACGTATTACAATTGGCTTGATTCTGACGTAGATTTTGCACAAGAACTAGGTGAGGTAAAAGCACCTGACCGCTTTTTAGACTTTGTAGAGAGTAAATTAGTAGAGAAGATAAGTGCAGGGGATACAACGTCTATTATATTTGCACTAAAAACTAAAGGCAAGAGCAGAGGTTATGTAGAACGACAAGAAATAGAAACAAATGCTTTTCCTGATAACGTAAAAATAGAGATTGTTAAATAATGCACCTACGCACAAATGTAGTTTACGAACACCTTTCAAGCAGCGATAAGAAAATAGTTGTAGAGCAAGGTGGTACACGAAGCGGTAAGACGTATAACATACTGCTGTGGATTATATTTGGGTACTGTACACAGAATAGAGGAAAGACAATAACTATTTGCCGTAAGACATTCCCTTCAGTACGTGCTACTGTAATGAGGGACTTTATACAAATACTAAGGGAGTACAGAATGTATTACCCTGAACTGCACAACAAATCAAGCAACGAATACAACTTATACGGAAACAGAGTAGAGTTTATCTCATTAGACCAACCACAAAAGGTACGTGGTAGAAAGAGGGACTTGCTATTCATAAATGAAGCCAACGAACTATTCTTTGAAGATTGGCAGCAGTTAGTTTTTCGTACAGAGGGCAGAATTATACTAGACTACAACCCTTCTGACGAGTACCATTGGATATACGACAAAGTAATACCAAGAGAAGATTCTGACTTCTTTAAAACAACCTACATAGACAATAAGTTTCTTTCACAGTCGATTGTAGAGGAAATAGAGCGTCTTAGAGATACAGACGAGCAGTATTGGAGGATATATGGTTTAGGAGAAAAAGGATTCAGCAAAGCGACTATATTTACTTATAACGAAGTTTCTAATATACCACAACAAGCAGACTTTGTTTCGTTTGGTATGGACTTCGGATACACAAATGACCCTACAACGCTTATAGGTATTTGGAAACACGAATACGACCTGTATGTTAAAGAGTATTTGTACAGAAGTATGATGACCACAAATGATATAAATAAGTTCCTTAGGGAGCAGCAAATCAATAGAGAAACTATATTCGCAGATAGTGCAGAGGTGCGCTTAATAGACGAATTAAAAAGAATGGGTTGGAACATACGTCCAAGTATTAAAGGTAGAGATTCTATAAAAGCAGGAATAGATTTATTGAAGCGTTATAAGATTAACATAACTACAGATTCGAATAATGCTATACAGGAGTTCAGAAACTACAAGTGGAAAGAAGATAGGAACGGAAAGCTACTGAATGACCCTGAAGATAAAAACAACCACACAATAGACGCTTTACGCTATGGTACATACAGCGTTTTAAGTAAGCCAAACTTTGGCAGATATGCTATTCGATAAAAAAACTTTATTAAAATTTGTTGGTAATTAAAAATTTTTAGTATCTTTGTATCAAAGAAACAAACAATGAAAACATTTATCTACACAATTTACACAGGCACAGAAGAAGAATACGAAAAGATTCACGTACCTGTTGAAGCTAAGAACTACAAAAATGCAGAACAGCAACTATCTAATGACCCTACTGTTTTGTATTTTGAAAGAGCAGAAGGGTTTTATAAAATTTAATTACTATATTTAACTAAACAAAGAAAATTATGAGTTACAACGGCTACACAAATTACGCTACTTGGAGAATCTGCTTAGAGTGGATTGACGGAAACGAAGAAACATTTTCAGAAATGATCAAAGGGTGCGACACAGGAGATTCAATAGAAATGGTAAGAGACTTTATTGACGAAATGTTATCAATGCAATCAGATGAAGGAAGTGAAGTGTATAGTTACGCACAGGTCTTTCTTAATCAAGTAGATTGGTACGAGGTAGTAGAGCAGGTAGACAATTGGTACGCAGAGAACTTTTGTTCTTACTGTGGTGAGCCAAAAGAGTATAATGAATCGCATTGTTCTAAAGAGTGCGAGAAGAAAGAAAAGGCGGACTATATGGAAGCCTGATTTGTTTGTTTTTTATTAATTTGAAAAGGGAGTAGCAGAAATGTTGCTCCTTTTTTTTTAAATTGCACCTAAAATTACGTTATATAAGTATGAAGATTCAAGTTACAATACCTGAAAGCCTTTCTGAAGTTACGCTTGGTCAGTACCAACGATACTTCAAGATACAAAGCGAAAACGAGGACGAGAACTTACTAGCTATGAAGATGGTAGAAATTTTCTGCAACGTGTCTAGCCAAGAGGTAAAAAATATGAACATAAGCGATGTGTTTACCATTACGCAGATGCTAAGTGATATGTTTGAGCAGAAGCCTGACTTAGTACGTCAATTCAAGATGAACAACAAGGTGTACGGATTTATACCTGTGCTAGAAGATATGTCCTTTGGGGAATATATCGACTTAGATATGTTTCTAGGGGACTGGGATAATATACACAAAGCTATGGCGGTACTGTATCGTCCTGTGGTAAATTCATACGGAAATAAGTACAATATTGAAGAATACAAGGTAGGTGATACTGACGTTATGAAGGATATGCCAATGGATGCAGCACTAAGTAGTATGCTTTTTTTTTATCGTTTAGGGATAGAATTATCGCAGACTATGATGAGTTATTTAGCGGACAAGGAGGAGAGCAACTTGGTGCAGTATCTCAGTTCGCTGCAAAGTGGGGTTGGTATCAATCAATTTACCAACTCGCTCAAGGGGATATTAGAAGATTTGAAGATATCACTAAATTGAACGTGCATAGCTGCTTGATGATGTTAGCATTTGAAAAAGAAAAAACACAGATAGAGATAAATAACATAAAAAGACGAAAATGAGCAACCAAGCCGCAAGAGGTTTTTACCAAGTAACGCAAACCATAAAGGACAACTTGCTTACTGACGAAAATATAAACACAGTAACGACAGGCGATATAACTGAAATAGACTTATCTAAACAGACTATCTTCCCTCTTGCTCATCTAGTAGTTAATAACGTTACGCATCAAGAACAAGTACTATCGTTCAACGTTAGCATATTTACTATGGATTTAGTAGATGAAAGCAAAGACGAAACAACAGACGTATTCTTAGGAAACGACAACGAACACGATGTACTTAATACAATGTTAGCTGTACAGAACAAAGCACTACAAACACTACGGTACGGAACATTATACAAAGACAAATACCAATTAGAAGGCAATCCTACTTGTGAGCCTTTTAAAGACAGATTTGAGAACTTACTAGCAGGATGGGTATCTACATTCGATATACTAATTGAGAACGATATTAACATATGCAGCTAAAGAAAACAAAGGAAGCCTTAAATACGTTTGCTAAGCGAGTTATAAAGCAATCAAGACAGAATCTAACTAAAGGTAAAAAGAACGTCAATAATAGCCTTTATAATAGCTTATTCTACAAAGCCAAAGTAATGCCGAATAGCATAGATGTTTTCTTCTTTATGGAAGATTACGGAAAGTTTGTAGATAAGGGTGTCAAGGGGACTAACAGCAACTATATTGAAAATAGGGATACACCTTTTAGTTTCAGAAGTAAGATGCCACCTAGAAAGCCAATTATAGAGTGGGCAAAGAAAAGGAACTTTAGACTGCGAGATGACAATGGTAGATTCAGTAAAGGCGATTATAATACAATAGGCTACATTTTACAAAGAAGCATATTTAAAAAAGGTATTCGTGCAAGTATGTTTTTCACTAAGCCATTCGAAAACGAGTTTAACAAACTTCCTGCAGATGTGATTAATCAGTACGGATTAGATATTGATGACTTTTTAGAACTGACAACATAATGAGTACATTAATAAAAGCTAGAAGCCCATATCATATAAGAAGTCAAAACCTTGTAGAAGACACTGTGCTGTTTAATTTAACCTGTACAGATATTTCAATAACAGGATTTCAAGTAGATGATGAAGGTGCTATTACAACTCCAACAGCTA